AGTATGTCTCGGTATTTAAATTGTTAACTGCTAATGATTCATTGTAAAACTGAATAAATGATCCAGCTTCTGCATTGTAATCTTGTAAATTAATATTTTCAAAAATAGCTTGAACAAATGCCCAAGATTGAGTATTTGCATCCGCCAAAGACACATTTTCTGATATATATAAAGCATATGATGCTTTACCTAAATCTGCAAAAGGAGTCTGTGCAAAGGCGGATGTACCAAACATTACATTACTTCAACTTCAGCTTTTTCTACTGGTACTGTTAAAGACTGTTTCAGTAAATTAACAAAAGCTTGCTTGCCTACATTTAGTTGGTCTAAATTAAACTGTGCAGAAGTTACTTTACGATCCAAATCAGCACAATGGTTAACCATTAATTGCTGCTCTTTGGTCATATCTTCAAACACGTACTCTACATCATCAATAACAATAGGGGTCTTTTTATCTTGTCCCATGTTATATCTCCTATAAAAGTGTCAGCAAAAATGGGCTGCTGATTTGCCCTAAACTGGTGTTGGTCCTAATGCTTGCGCCCAAGGCAAAGGAGGAGTAACTATTGGAGGAGTAACTTGATTAGCAATTTGAGTACTTACATTATTTTCATATTCTAATACTTGTTCTGGACCCATAGCTTCAAATATCCAACTTAAAACTTGATCTTGAGTTAGTTGATTATAAGGTGTAAATTGACTTCCATCATTTGGTAACGGAAAGCTTGTAGACCCATAGCAACTTCCCAAATAAACTCCATCAGTTCCAGATAAATTCCAAGATGCTGTAAAAACAACATCTGTATTTCCTTGCACGTATGGATAAGCAGACATTTGAGTTATAGACCAAGTATACGAAATTTCCATAATAATCCTTAATTATAAAGTTCTAATAAATACTGCTTGGAAGTAATTTTCTTGATTATGTGGCGATGCAAATTCTAATGCTAGAGATGAACCAGAGTCTTGATATGTATATAGTTCAATATAATCCGTACTACCATTAAATGAAACTAATGCAGAAACTACTACCCCTACTGCAGTACCTGCAACACATGATACTCTTGTTCCACGTTTAAATTCAGTACCATTTTTGTAAATTGTAGCAAAAATATTTTGTATGGCAAAACCACCTGAAAAGTTTACCTGTCCAGATACTTTATAATATCCAGCAACGGTAGGAGTAAATCTATAGTTTGTTGTATTATCAAAATTGCTATTTGTATCAAATTCTTTACTTTGTAACTGAACTTTTGTAAGTGTTGCCGTTGCAATAGTTTGCTGTGTACTTTGATATGCGCTAAATGTTGGTCCTTGTAAATATGGGGATTTTACAGTTCCTGTTACAGATAAATTCGTTGCACCGGGATCTGTAGTATTTCCTAAAGACAGTCCACCAGAAACAAACAATGTCATTGCCTGTGTAAGTGTAGCTGTAGTACCAGAAGTTCCAGAAGGCGCTACGTTAAACTGAATACCGCCAGATCCACCACCATTGAATTCAATCTCAGCAGCATAGGATGTAGCTATATAAGTTGGCGTATATCCAGATGTAGTCCTATATACATTCCCAGCAATTGCTTGAGTAATATTATTTGACCAAATTGCCATACTTTTAGAGGTTATTGCTGTAATTGCAGAATACCAAGGCAATGTAGTTACACCAACACCTACGTTACCAGAGGAGTCGATACGCATTCTCTCAGATGCGCCAACGCCAAAAGATGTATATGCAGCAGAGTTTGTTTCATTATTATTAATGTTAAAAGCACCATTGTGGTACTTAATAATATCAACTACAGCAGATCCAGTATTTGCTACGTTTTCAGTAATTAAACGTAAATCAACCGAACCTGTTCCTGTATCTGTGTTATAAATATCAAGATAACGTGAAGTATTAGGAGCAGTTGCACTTGCTCCAATTTGAATATTTCCGCTATAGTCAATATTCATCCTACCAGTATTGGCAGTGCCAAATGCTAAGTATCCAGTAGCAGAAGCTGCTCCTTGAATATAACTAACATTAGAACCAGCATTTCCAGTATTGTTATTAAATAATAACGCACTTAAATTATCAGATGCTCTACCACGCATTTGAATTGCAGGACTTCCTGATGTTGCTAATACATCTAATGTGTAACCAGGGTTTGTGACCCCAATTCCTACGTTACCAGCATTATCAATACGCATACGTTCTGTAGGTGTATCAATAGTGCTTGTACCCGTTAAAAATCTCATCGACCATGATCTAGGCGTAGTGTCCCCACCGTTTGCACCATATTCAATAGCGCCAGAATAGCGAGTTCCATAATCTGTTCCTGCCCAGTTATTAGAAAATGTAGATCCAAAAGTGATTCTGGAATCTTGCCCTAAAGATCCTCCTGCTGGGCCAATGGATAAATTAAGATTAGCGCCTACTGTCGTTCCAGAAACGATTGCTAATCCAGTAGCTAATGAACTTGGAGTAGTAGTCCCAATTCCAACAACACCAGCAGCATCAATGCGCATACGCTCTGTATTGCTAGTTCTTATTGTAAATGGGGTAGAAGTAGAGGTTCCTACAAATCCAACAGCACTAGTAGAGCCAAGAATAACATCACCACTTGTTTCAGCTATGCGTATAAAACCATCTGTTGAAGTAGAAGATATACGAGACATCTCACTAGCGCCAACTATTGATAGCTTATATGCTGGTGTGCAGTTAATGCCTACGTTACCAGAGGAGTCGATACGCATTACTTCAGTATTTGACCCCTTACCATTAAATGTAATAGAATTTGGGTTGGCACTAGTAGAACCCCAAAATGCTATTGAACCAGCTAATGAACCATTCTGATACGCATAAACAGAAGAAGTATTACCAGAATAAGAATCTAAAGATAGTATTGCGTTTCTATTTGCTGATCTAATATAAGAAATTGTATTATCTGTTGAAGTTCCAGAGGTAGCAGAATTATTGACTACTAATAAACCATAAGTAGATGGGCTACTAGTACCAATGCCTACGTTACCTGCAGCGTCAATACGCATACGTTCTGTATTACCAACTGTCAAGTTTGCAGTTTGAAATGTTATGTATCCAGATCCATTATTTGTAGCTAAAGAAGTTCGGTATGCTTGATCTCCATTAGCGATAATATTTAAAGCATTTGCTGTTTGATTTATTTGAGAATAATACCCTGTTGTAGCTGTACCACCTAACTGAATAGTTCCTTGCGAAGTATTATCAGTAACTTGTAAGCGTGTGGCTGGACTAGCTGTACCAATACCTACGTTACCACTTGTATCAATACGAAGTCTTTCGCTACCGCCTGTGTACATTGTTAGGGGTAGGTATGTTCCTGTGCCAAAAGCTCCAGAGTTTATTCTTGTATCAGTAGATAAAGAACTTAATGTAAGCGATTGAGCATTTGTTGGATCTGACGCATTAGATAAATTTATAGCACTAGTAGTAGAAGTCCCATTTGGAATAACCAAAATATTAGTATTTCCGTTTGCCGTAGAACTTTGAAAAGCAACCCTGCTAGAAGCGGTAGCATTACTAAAATCACCAGTAATACGCTGACCTGTAGCATTAAAGGTTAAATTCCCAGCAAGTGTTAAAGCTGTAGAAGACAATTGCATTTTGTATGCAGACTTAGCTTGAGTAAATCCACCTACATACCATTGAAACGCATTAGTAGAGCCAGTATTATCAGTAGCAAATACTAAATTTCCTGAAGTTCCTGAAGAACTTGGAGCAGATCCAAATAGATAAGCTTCATTAGGACCAGTAACGGTGTATGTAGTATCTGCATAGGCCAATGATGTAATTCCCATATCTACCCAGCCATGAGTATCAGCGCCATTGCTTGGGTAAGCTACAAAGTCAGCGGAAGAGCTAACTCCGTTAGTAGAATTATAAATATAACTTTGAACATAGTTATTAGCAGATCCAGTAGAAGCAATAATTGGATTAGTTAGACCGCCTAATACTGCAGAAGCACCAACCAATAAATATGTGCCATTAAACTGAAGTGATGAACTAGATTGCCATGCGCTAGAACCATTTCCATAAGGAATATAGTTTACTGTAAGGCTAGTAATGCCTGTACCACCAGCTGCTGGAGGAAGAGTTCCTGCTGTTAATGCTGATGCAGATGTTGAATAAAGAGCATAGTTAGCTGCAGTAAACGTAGTTAAACCTGTTCCACCATATCCTGATTGAACTGTATTTCCCTGCCATGTAGCCCCAGTAATATTACCTGTATAGTTAAGAGCTGTATTACCCCATGTAGTATTTGATGATGCAAATACACGAATACCCCAAGTACCAGCAGAAGTTAAGTTACTCGCACATAAAAATTGAACAGCACCACCAGTAGTAATTGTTTCTAATGTTGTTCCAGCATTGTCTTTTACAGTTACAAGCCCTGTAGACATGTTAGAAATAGTATAGAACGTACCTTTTAATAAAGTTGTTGCTTGTGGTAACTGTATGGTTTGAGTAAGAGTACCAGTAACTGCTTGAATTTGTGTAGCAGAATTTGTAAGTACTGTTGTTCCTACTGCAGATGTAATAGCTGTAAATCCAACAACAGCATTATTAATTGCAATATTACCAATACCCGGATCTCCAAGGCCTCCTAAGGATGCTCCACCAGTAGAATAGATGGTCATTGCATCAATAGTACTACTATTAGTTACAAAATGGATTGGATATGCTCCATAAGTACCAATAGCCAAATCTGTAGAAGCAGAAGCTAAATAAGAAGCTCCGGGCAAATTAAATGCTCCTGAGCCATTACTAAATATAGACGAATTAATGCCAAACTCAGCATAATTAGCGCCTGCGGTACCAGCATCATTTGATACATTAAAGTTTGAAGATGCATTGGATGCTGCTGTTTTATTTTGTAATATAACTTGGTTATATCCAGCTACACCAGAAGTAAAGGATGCAATAATTCCAGTATCTGAATACCCTAAAGTCGTACCAATAGTAGCAACGCCATTAGCATCATAGTAAATTGCTTTTTCTGCTGGATAATCACACCAAACAGTAGATGCGCCTACCAAAGTAATTGGAGATGTATTCCCATTAGAATTTGATAGGACTGTAGTACGAGCTAAAGTTGGACCAGTAGTTGAATACGTTCCAATTCCTACTTCCCATTGCGCTCCATTAAGGATAGTGTAATAGGTAGTATTACCATTTCCAATAACTGAAAATGATTGATATGCAGCTACAGCTCCACCAAGCGTTAACGAACCTGTACCAGTGGTAGCCGTAATCTCTTGAACACGGTCATAAACTACTAGAGCCATTTAGGACTCCTTAACTTGTTGCAGTTGTACTGTATGTAACGCTGACTGTATCGCCAGAAGTAGTAACTTTAGCTGTTGCAAATGCACCTGCGCTATAAAGTGTTCCACCAGTGTTGCTTTGAGTAGAAGAAGCGCCTGAGCCAGTACATAAGAAACATCCAGTTACGTTACCACCAGCACCAGTAATAGTATAGGTAATAGCAGAAGCCGTAGATGTAGTTACGTTTGCTGGAGTATTTCCACTTGACGTAGAAGATCCAAATACTGCCGTTCCACGAACTGCTGAACCACCAACAGTGTAATTAACAAACTCTGTCCATCCAGCATGGGAGGTCATTGTATCTGAACCAGTACCAAATGTTGGGCTAGTAGTGCCAATTAATCCAAGGAATGGTCCAGTAACAGTATATGCAGATCCTTTTAAAAGTGTATCTAACATTAACTGCTTACCAACAGCATTCACTAAATTTGGAAATTCTTCAGTCCACTTTACATTGCCCTGTGCATCACGGCACTCAACATGGTAAAAGCCTTCAACACCAACTGTTTCATTACCAATGGCATTCGCTTGTAAAGTTGCTACAGAACTATCTCCACATTTTCCTAATTCTTTAAACATAATTGCTCCTTAATCACCAGAACTTGAAACATAAGAGCTGGTGTAACTACCTATTGATAAAATTGCTGAAGATGAAGTTGCTGTCGGAAACTGTACAGTAAAACTATTTGAACAAATTTTATCCGACCCAAAATTTAATACAAAACAAGCAGCTTTAGTTACATAATTGTAGACTAAAGCACCCCTACAAGTAAATGCTGCTGGAGTCCAATTTGCATTTGCAAATGATATATAAACTGAATTATTCGTATTATCTACAGTAGGAGTAACATTAATAGTTAATACTTTTCCACCAGCTGTATATCCAGTACCTACTACTTCATTAACTGGCGTATAGGCTGTAGTAGTATTGTTTAAGCTTGCATTTCCTGTATATAAAGCAATGTAATACGTCCCAGTAGTGAAATTCTCGTTACCATTTAAGAGATTCTGAGCAAATACTGAGCATGATGTTTGAACAATAGACATTAAATATTGCCTTTAAGGTTATTGTTAAGCTTAGTTTGACCATCTCTATAAAAATCTCCACGATCTAAAGAGTCGCTTAAACGTTTTAACTCAGCAATAGCTTCTTGATATTTATTTTCATAGTATCCTATTAGATCAGCTTCTTGCTTCATAAAAAGCATAGCTTCACGCATAGCACCATAAAATAATACTGGATCATAGTTATCACCAAGCCAGCTTCTTCCTAAAGCATTAGAAATAGTAGACACAGAAATAGAAAATCCTGTACCTGTTGGACCTAAAGATGCACAAGATAAAATATCTCCAGCAACATAAAAGTTACCACCAAACTTCAAAGTACAAGAAACAACAGCACCACTAACAATTTGGATATCAGCAGTAGCATTAGCACCAGATCCACCAGTTAACGGAACATTTTGGTATATACCATTGGTATATAGCGATCCAGCATTAAATGAAGCTGTGTTCAATGCAGAAATTTGACCCTGAACAATTGTTGGTGGATAGTAGAAGTAATGCATTTCTACACTATATCCTTGATCTGGAGTAGGCCCAACCATCAAAGTCATTTCATTTACATCAGCTAATTGAGATCCAAATAAAGAATAATATAATGGTAAACCCGTAGATGAAGGCGTAGGGTATGCTTCACGAATATAGTTGACATCTTTATTCAAGAGAAAGTTATATCTACCTGTAGAATCAATTACTGCTAAAGAATAGTTAGCAAGCCAATCATTAGGCAAAGAAATATATTGATTACTAGGAGTAAGAGTACCAGTAACATTTTTTCTTAATGATGGTAAATTTACAGAATTATATATACGTGTTTCAGCTTCCTCTACGAACACAGGAATATTAGCTACGAATAGCTGCTCAGTGTTTTCAGCATAAGACTGAATAGTGTTATATAAATTCTCGTAATTCATTACGCCATTGGTCCTCTAGCGATACGTCCTTTAGTTGCAGCACCATTTCCACGAGTTTCAATACCATTTGACTTAGGCTGACGAGTTTTATTACCAATAGATACGCTCATTGCTGGCATACCCGGAGTAATTTCATCTGCCTTCATAGTATTTGGATCTGTTGCATAGCATACTGCTGAATACTCAGCTGCTACACCCATACCATTTTTAGCATAAGCTTCAGCAGGTTTATTATTACTATTTTTGCCAACTTGAACAGATGGACTGTTCTTTTTGGTAGCTTTAATTTGAGTAGCCATTTTACTTACCTTTGTAAGTGGATTTTTGGTTATTAGCACGAGCTACATTACGACCAACAGCTTTCATTTCAGCAGAAGTAACTCCACCTTTTTTCATGCCTTTTGGTTCTTTTTTCTCTGCTACTTTAATCATTTTGGAGATGAGCTTCTTATCTTGAGCTGCATCATCATGTTTCATCTTTGCCATTTTAATACTCCTAAGAAGTTACTATTGTTACTGTACCTATTGTTATGATTGGAAGCAAGCTATTTGGCGTTAAATAACGATCAAATGCACTTGCGCCACCTACTGGGTTCCATCCCCATTGTGTCTGTCTACTACCATCGCTAGGATACCCAGCATTATCTACGTTGTTACTAGCAGTAGGATTCGTATATAACCCTGTATTTCCTGATGAATAATACCCAACATCTGGCCTAGGTTCCCGTACAGCTTGTGGATCATTCACTGGATACATGCCCAATTGCAGCTGTGGTTGATCGGGATCCCAACAAGTTCTACATACTTTTACCTTATATGGCTTTGTCTTTAATGTTTGTATTCTAATCTCAGAAAGCTTATATCTTTGCCCACAACGGTCACATTCCGCTATGCTATGTTTTCCAGATGCAAACTTAGATGGCATTATTTACCTCA